TGTCCGGTGTGCGACGAACCGTTTACCGACCCGACAAGCCAACAGTTGAACCCCGGAGAGAGTTACGACGTGAAAATGTGCACACTCCCAACAACGGAATGGCCCGCACCAGATAAACCGCAAATGCTGTTCCACTTGGAGGACTTATGAGCACAGAGTATGCCGACACACCGGCAGACGACGCCGTCGGCACGGGTGGTGAGGGCGAATGAGTTGGAGTGGGGCCGGAGAGATAGAGATCCCGGCGGAGAACGTCAAACAGTACGCCAGGCGGTATCTGCAGGGGCCAAACCGTTATGTGAACTATATCCACGACAAACTGCCGGTTCGGCTGTCGGAGGCCCAACGCCGGCTGGCGCGTGCTGTGGCCGAACACCAGCGAGTGTTAGTCATCGGGGCCAACGGCCCGGGCAAGTCCTACGGAGCGGCCTGTATCGCGCAGGCGTTCCTCCACTCGTACCGCCCGAGCACGGTCCTCGCCACGTCGGGGACGTATGGCAAGCTCAAACGGACGCTCTGCCGCCCTATCGAGGCGCTGCAACACCACGACGACCTGGCGCACCCGCTGCCGGGCGAGTATAAACACTCCCCGCCGCGGATCGACACGGGCGACCCGGAGTGGTTTTTTGAGGCCGCCCGGCCGAAGGACGCCGGCGAGTTGGAGGGGACGCACAACGAGTGTCTGCTGGCGATCACCGAGGAGGCGGATAAGCCGGCCGTGGACGCCGATGTGATCGAGTCGATGGACTCCTGCCTTACGGACCGCCAGGACCGGCACCTGGTCATCGCCAACCCGCCCCAGGACGGCGCGAACGTCGTGGCGGACCTGATGGGATCGGATGCCTGGCACACCGTTCGGCTCGCCACCTGGGACTCTCGTAACGTCCGGGTCGACGCCGGCGAGCACGACGGCCCGCGGATCCCCGGCCTGCTCGGTCTGACTGAGGTAGAACAGTCCTGGGAGGCTTGGAATAACGAGGCCTGGCCCGGACTTGAGAAGGCTCGCACGGCCCACAAGCGCCGGGATGACCTGGACGAGCGCTGGTATCGCCGCCGCGCCGGTGTCATGCCCCCGGACGGCGCCGAGACGTGGCGCCCCTTCTACCCGCGGGACGTGGAGGCGGCCTATGCCGACACCAGCGGCGTCACCGTTCGGGACGCCCGCTATCAGAACAGCCCCCTGGGTTCGGGTCTGGATGTTGCCCGCTCGGGCGACCGGACGGTACTCATCACCGCATATCCAGGCGGGTTCAAGGTTCGCAACGAGTGGTCCGGCACTGATTACCCGCAACAGGAGGCCGACGTGATGGAGATCCTCAACGGCGGCGAATATCACCCGCTGGCGGTGGACGCCGCCGGCGAGGGTTCCGGCCTGGCGGACTACCTGGCCGACCGCTGGCCCGAGGTATATCGCTTCCGGAGTGGCGGGGAACCGCCAACCGACGCCTCAAACCCCCGGGTGGAGACGGAGTACGGGGCAAGCAACTATCGGAGCCAGCGGGCTGAGGCGATGGCCGCTCTTGGCGATTATCTGGAAACCACCGGCGAGGGCGCCGTGGCCAGCCAGCAACTCCGAACGGAGCTCATCTCCGCCGCCCGGACCGCCGAGTTTGACGAGCGGACGCTCGCCTCCCGCGGCGACGAGGGCGCGCAGGTTGTAGAGATTAACGATAAGGCCGCCGTGGCCGAGCACCTTGGCCGCTCGCCGGACTATCTTGACGCCGCCATGCAGGCGGCCTGGGCGGCCCGTTGCACGCCCGATACGATGACCGCCGAGGACGCCGTCATCCTGGGCTAACGCGCCACTGTCGCGCCACTACACCGCAGTTACTGCCCGATACACTCTCACGCATGTCCGAGGATACTCAAACCCCACCCATCGAGCGCGCGCTCGCCCTGCCCAACCCCGACGAGGTATCGCACGCTGGCCGGCTTATATACGCCACACTGTTGGCCCGTGGGGAGATGACGGTCAGCGAGTTGGCCGACGCCCTCTTGATGACCGAGTCTTACGCCCGCAACGAGCTTAGTACGCTTGCGGAGATGGATCGCGTCGAGGACGCCGGCCCGCAGCCCCGCACGGGCAAGCGAGGCCGGCTGCCACACGGCTACCGGGCGCTGTATCCCTGCCCGGAGTGTGGCAGTCGCCACTCCCCGGCCGGGATGCCGGCGCACATGGGTAACCAGCACGGCCTCAACGCGAAAGCGGTGCGGGAGATGGATCCCGAAGATGTTGGCCTGGACCCCACGCCACCGGCTCCGGACACCGAGGTGGGGAGGATTACCGAAAACACCCGGGAGCGTGATATCTAATGGGACTGTTTGACCGGCTTCCGGTGTTAGGCGGCGATAGCGGCGCCGACGCCGCCCTGGGGCCTGACGAGGATGGCGAGGCCTCTCCCCAGGCCCGCGACGAGCGCCCCATCGTGATCGGCCGCCGGGAGCATACCGAGGAGCCTGACCGCGACGATGTGGAGCGGTGGGTTGAGGAATATCGTAATAACCCCTTTATCCGGGTGCCGGTGCAGAACTTCGCGGCTGACGTGACCGAGCCGGGCGCCTCGGTGACACTCACCGACTCGGACGCCGAGGACGGCGAGGCGGATGCCCCTGCCGTCCCGGACGATTACCCCGCCGAGCAGTACCGGGGGATGGACCTGGATGACGCGCTTGAGCGATGGCTGAATAACTCCTATATCGACGGATGGGACTTTGACGCCAGCGCCACCGGCCTCCTCGAAGCGGTAATTAAAGACCGCCGGGGCCGCCGGGGCACTGGCCTGGTGGAGCACGCCTACGACGACCCCGAGCAACGCGAGCGGCTGATGGCGCTGCGCCCAATCAAAACGGAGACGGTCACGGCCTACACTCGTGAGGGTAAGGGCATCGCGCTCCGGCCGGATGACGACCCCGGAGAGTTTGACTCCGTCGCCATCCAAGACTTAGGCGACTATAACCGCGACGCGGCGCCCACGACGCCGGCCGGTAAGACGGCGGCTATCGCCCAGTTCGACTCAATCCTGGGCACCGAAGAGCGCGACGAGATCCCCTTTGCCCTCTCGGACCTCACCGTCTCCGCCTATGATACCGACACCGGCGCACTCTTTGGCCGGCCGGACTCCGCAACCGTGATTGAGCGGGCCGAGGCGCTTCGCGAGAAGCTCGCTCACGTTGACCAGGCCGTTATCAATACTGCCTTTTCCAATATCCTGGCCAACGTAGACACGAACGACCGTAACCTGGTTAAGCAGGTCCAAGAGGACCTCCAACCCAACTCGCCGGAAAGCGTGTCTGCCCTCAACGTGCCCGTCGAGATCACGGAGTTAGACGGCTCTGTCCCCGATGTTACCTCAATCATCCAGCAGGAGATCGAGTACGTCCTGGCCGCCATGCCCACGCCGCTTTACCGGGTGGGGTTTGCCGGCGACATCAACCGGGACGTGACAGCGGTCCAGCAGGAGGATTACCGGGACGAGATCAACCTGGAGCGCCGCCGGCTTGAATCCGACTTCCAAGGCGCGTTAGAGGCCAAAGCCCGGGACTTCGTCCACGGCGACGCCCACGCCGAGGAGACGTTTGACTTCGAGATCGAGATGGCGATAGAGCCGAAGGACTCCGAAAGCCCGCTCTTAGACGAGGAGTTCAACGCCGGCGACTTCGAGACGCTCATGCAGGGCCTCTCCACGGCTGCCGGGCCGAAAGGTGGCGCCTCCGAGATCATCCCCACCCGCCAAATCGTGAGCACGCTCCTCGGGATGGACGCCGACGAGGTGCTCCCCGAGCAGTCGCCGGCGGCTAACGGCCCTGCGCCGAAGATCCTGCCCCCGAGTAAGCGCGGCGGGACCGGCGGCTCCGGCGGCCCAGGCGACGGCCCTGCCGGTGACAGACCAAACGCCAGTCCAGGTGGCCCCGACAGCGGCGGCCCGGAGCAACCTGGCCCCACCGTACAACAGCCGTCAGCGAGCGCCGAGCGCGCCCAGGCGGCGTTTGAGCGATACACGGAGTCCACGCTCGCCCCGGGCGAGATGGACGTACAGCGCGCCCCGAACGACCCAGGCGGCGCCGACCGGCGAGCTATGTCCGAGGGCGTGTTTAGCGAGATCCCCGTCCTGCCGACCGGGATGGAAACGCTCAATCAGCGCTGGCTCATCCGGTGGGCAGAGTGGATCGCAGCCGGACGGCCGGAGATCGCGCCCAAGGACCGCCTGGCGGCGGCCCCTCCCGACGCGGCGCTGGAGTTTAACCCGCTCCTCCACCCACGCGACCCCGACACCGGCCAGTTTGTCGAGCGGCCGTTTGACCTCCCCGACGACGCGCCCGCCTTTGAGGAGATGGAGGTTGGCGAGACGCTCGAATATATGGCCGAGAACGACGCCGATATTGAGGCGCTGCTGGACCCTGCCCAGGATATCACCGTCGACG